AACAACACTAAATTTAGGCGGAGATCCATGGCCTATATTTATAGATCCAACAGGAGAAAACAATGTTATTGATGAATATCAAGGTGTTATAAAACCTGATGCACCTAAAGGTGTACAAGTTAATTTAAAACCTGGTGACATGCTTATATATTCTGGTTGTGAGTTAGAACACTGGAGAGAACCTTTCCAAGGCAAGTTATGCGGACAAGTATTCCTACACTATAATCATGCAAATGGACGCTTTGCAAAGTCCAATTTATATGATAAAAGACCTATGTTGGGTATACCCAAAACTCGTTGATTCACAACGCACTTTAATATAATCTAAAGGACATATGTTACAAAAAATAGGATTTCAGCCTGGGTTTAATAAACAAGTTACTTCAACTGGTGGTGAAGGACAATGGAAAGCTGGAGACAATGTTAGATTTAGATATGGTACACCTGAAAAAATAGGTGGTTGGGCACAATTAGGTTCTGTTGATATTACAGGTCGTAACACAGCTATTCATCATTTTATAAATACATCAGGTATTAAGTATGCAGCCTTAGGAACTAATAGAATTTTATATGCATACTCTGGTGGTATTTTTTATGACATCCATCCTTTAAAAGCTACAACAACTTTAACTAATGCTTTCTCTACAACTAATGGATCAGCTGTTGTAACTATTACTTTTGCATCTGATCATGGTATTGGTGCAGGTGATATAATTTTATTAGATAATTTTACAGCTATCACAGGTTCTAATTTTTTATCTACTAATTTTGATGATAATAAATTTCAAGTTACTTCTATACCTACAGCAACAACTTTAACTGTAACCATGGCCTCTAATGAAGGTGGTTCTGGAGCAACTACTTCTGGTGGTATTAGAGTAAAACATTATTACCCTGTAGGACCAGCTCAAGAAGTTGCCTCAACAGGTTGGGCTTTAGGACAATGGGGTGGAACACAATCAGGACAATTTACTTCTACTTTAGCTGCAAATATTAATACATCAGTTACAAGTTTAACAATGGCTAGTGCTACATCTTTTCCATCAACAGGAACAATTATTATAGCCTCAGAATTAATTACATACACAGGAAAAAGTGGTAACACATTATCAGGTTTAACTAGAGGAGCATTAGGTACAACTGCTGCATCTCATTCGTCAGGAGTTACAGTTACAGATGCTTCTAAGTTTGCAGGTTGGAACTCAGCTCCATCAGGAGACGTTGTAACTGATCCTGGTTTATGGGCATTAGATAATTTTGGTAACACTTTAATTGCATCTATCTTTAATGGAGAAAGTTTTTCTTGGAGTGCTAATGCAGCAAACGCTACAAACACAAGAGCAGTGATTATATCAGGAGCACCAACTGCTTCTAGAAATATGTTAGTATCTGCACCCGATCGTCACTTAATATTTTTTGGAACAGAAACAACTATTGGAACTAAATCTTCACAAGACGAAATGTTTATAAGGTTTTCATCTCAAGAAGATATTAATACTTACACACCCACAGCGATTAACACAGCAGGTACACAAAGACTATCTGATGGATCAAGAATAGTAGGAGCTCTTAGAGGTCGTGATGCTACATACATTTGGACTGATACTGCTTTATTTATTATGAGATTTGTTGGACCACCATTTACTTTTTCTTTTCAACAAGTAGGTACAAACTGTGGATTAATAGGTAAGAATGCTTGTGTTGAAGTTGATGGTTCTGCTTATTGGATGTCAGATAATGGTTTCTTTAGATACACAGGTAAACTAGAATCATTACCATGTTTAGTAGAAGATTTTGTTTATGATGATATTAATGTAATACCTAAAGAACACATCAATGCAGGGCTAAACAACTTGTTTGGTGAGGTTATGTGGTTCTACCCTAACTCAGGCTCAGGAATTGTTAATAGAGTTGTAACTTATAATTATTTAGATTCAACATCTGAAAGACCTGTATGGACTACAGGTACATTAGCTAGAACGGCGTGGCAAGATTCTGCTGTATTTGGTAAACCTCATGCATCAGAATATAATTCTAGTGGTACAACACCTTCAACAAGCAAAGACCATGTCATTGGATGTACTGATGGTACATCAACATACTATGAACATGAGACAGGATTAAACCAAGTTAAAGAAGGATCAACTACTGCCATTGCAGCCAACATAGAATCAGGAGATTTTGATATTGGACAATCAGGTGGTTTAATAGGAACAGGTAATGATGGTGAGTACATGATGAAAATTAGAAGAATAATACCAGACTTTTTATCACAAACAGGTGATGCAAGAATTACATTAAACTTAAGAGACTTTCCAAATGATGTTTCTGCAAGTTCTTCGTTAGGACCTTTTACAATAACAAGTGGTACACAGAAAATTGATACACGTGCAAGAGCTAGATCAATATCGTTAAAAGTAGATAATACTAGTACAAGTCAGTTTTGGAGACTTGGTACATTTAGATTAGATATACAACCAGATGGTAGAAGATAATGGCTAGAATAGTACAATCATTAACACAACAAGGTAAAGAGTATGATCAACAATTACAATTGTCTTTTCTTAGAGATATAGATGGTATTGTACAAAAACTTAACACAACGTTTCAACAAGATGTAAAAGATGAAGTAGAAGCGTTTAACTTCTTTTTAGCATAATGGCAAATTCTTTTGTAAATAAAAAAGTAGATTTAACATCGACAAGTGCTACAACATTGTATACAGTTCCGTCTGCTACAACTGGTGTAATAAAGTCTATACTAGTATCAGAAGATTCAGGTAATGCTGACACAATAACAGTCACTATTACTAACACAGCTTCTGCTGTATTTAGTTTATTTAAGACTAAAACTATAGCAGCTAATGGAACTACAGAACTATTAACAGCGCCTTTAGTATTAGAGGAAAGTGAAGTGTTAAAAGTTACAGCAGCAACCGCAAATAGACTACATGTGGTGCTTTCTGCTTTACAAATTAAACCTAGAGATACTATAACATAGTCTTGATTTACTAGGAAAAACCTAGTAGATTAGTAAACTCAGGTGAAATCCCTGCCTTAAAAATTTAATTAAATTACACATATGATAAACAGAGCTCTTATGCAAAGACAGTTACAAAACAGAGGTGGAATGACCGTAGGTTCTATACGTCAAAAATATGGACTAGGAAGTTTAGTCGGTAGAGAAAAATTTGGTTTAGGTAGTGATTTTCAAGATTTTAAAGATAAAGCTTTAGGTAAAGTTAGAAAACTTATTCCAAATGAATTAGCAGATATTGCAGTTAAAGCTGCACCTTTTGTTGCACCCTTTCAACCAGGTATAGCAGCAGCTATGAGAGGTATTGGAAGATTTGATCAAAGAGGTAGTATTAGTGATGCACTTAAACAAGGAGCACTAACTTACGGTTTTGGTAGAGGTGCAAGATATTTAGGTGGAGCTGAAGGAGCAAGTGGTGGTTTAGACTCATATTCCATGGATAATCTTAGAAGTGGACCACTTGGTAATTTTATACCAGGAGGTGGAGAAAAACCAATTTTAACAAAAGAACAATTAGCAAAAGAAGCTACAAAAGATAAATCAGGAATATTATCAGAAAAGATTTTAGACACAACTGTAAGAAAAATTCCTCTTGTAGATAAGCTACCAAAAATAGTACAAGAACAATTACTAGTAGGTGGTATTACAGCTGGAGCTTCTGTATTAGCAAGTTATCTTCAAGGCGACTTTAGAGAACAAGAACCTGGTGAAACTATGGAAGATTATTTAGCTGAAAGAAGAGAAGTAGTAGGTGGTCAAATGAGAACTTATATGGATAACTATTATAAATTTGATAAAGAATATTCAAGTAAAACTGATGAACAAAAAGATCAATTTGTTGCAAAATACAATTTTGCTACAGGTGGTAGAGTAGGATTTGCTGAGGGAACTAAGGATAAAGGTGGAATTAAATCTGTAGAAGTTCCAAAAAAGTTTTTAGTAGATAGATTAGAAGTTACAGTGCAACCGGGAGAATCTGATCAAATGGCTATTCTTAATGCTATGTTTAATGATACTGGAGATGTAATGCCTGAAGATAGAAAACAAGAATTTTATAGATTGTATTTACCTCAACTTGCAGAACGTGGAGAAATATCTTTAGAAAAGTATCAATTTCTTAGAGAAGAATTATTTAAAGAAAAACCTTTAAAAAAAGCTAAAGGTGGTATGATGAGTATACCTGTTAGACAAAACGCAAGCGGAGTAAAAGAATTAGACTATAGAGCTAGTGGTGGTTTTGTACCTGTTGGTATAAAAGAAAAAGCAGATGATGTTCCAGCAATGTTATCTAAGAATGAATTTGTAATGACGGCTGACGCTGTTCGAGCAGCGGGTGGCGGGAGTATTGAAAAAGGAGCACAAAAGATGTATAACACAATGAAACAACTAGAGGGAAGAATAACATAATGGCTATAACAGAACAAAGAAGTTT